GACTGATAGTTACTATTGATAGTGATACACTATCAACCAATACCCAACCAAATGTTACTGCTATTATCGATCCACAACGCAATTATCCTGGAGATGGCACTCTAGCAGCCGCAGCGCCAGGACAACGTTACCTTGTTCTTGATCAAGTTCCAACCGGTGGGGTGTGGGGCTCGATTACAGCGGCTGGTAATGATATTATCCAATACAATGGTTCTGCCTGGGTAGTAAGTTTTGACTCAAGTGCTAACGGCGGTACGGAATATGTATCCAATACTACTACAGGTGATCAGTTTGAATGGACTGGCAGCTTTTGGCAAAACAGTTATGAAGGCACTTACAGAGAAGGTTGGTGGCGCTTGTACATCTGATAAATAAACGTATGGAACATATATCAAAATTATATCATAAACGATCTATTAGACTATCAGAAATCAAAGACATCGATTGTTCATTGTTGGATAAAGAAATTCGTAATTTTGGTACACCTAGACAAATAATTTGGCATTTATTTCACAACCAGCTATCTATGCCCAAGTGTGCCAATAACATGTGTGCTAAAAATAAAAAGTGGTGCAGGTCATATTACGGAGACTACTGCTCTAAACAATGTTCGGCATCTGATCCGGTTGTGATAGCGAAAGCCAAGGAAACTTCAACTGTTCGTTACGGAGTTGCACATATTATGCAAGATCATGATAGGAAGAATCAAATTATTGAAAAGAGAAAGAAAACCAATATAGAACGTTATGGGCATGAAAATCCACTTGGAAATGCAGAAGTTAGGGCCAAGGCAGCTAATACTATAAAGAAAATATATGGCGTAGACAATGTTTTCAAGGATGCAACCATACAACAAGCTATTAGGAAATCAAACCAAGAAAAGTACGGTGTTGATCATTTCTCACAATCTGCTGAGTTTAACTATAAGGTTAAATCTACTAGTCAAGAAAAGTACGGTGTTGATCACCCCTCACAATGTGATAATGTGAAGGCTAAAAAGGCAGCAACAGTTCAAGATGTTTACGGAGGATTCTTCCATCAATCTGATATGATATCTAAGAAAATTCACGACACTAACATGATGAAATATGGTCACGAATTTCCCATGCAATCAGATGTAGTGTATGAAAAGTATTTGCATACCATTAGAAATAAATTTGGGTGCGACAATCCCATGGAAAATAATGTTATAAAGCAGACACATAGTGAGGCCATGTCCAACAAAACAGTACAGAACAAGATACAAGCTACTATGATAGATAAGTGGGGTGTCACAAATTATCAATATGCACATATATTACCAGAACATATTAAAATATTAACTAGTAGGGAGTTATTTATTTCTTTTTGCAATAATAAAACTATATCTGAGATTAGCTATGAATTGAATGTAAACTCAAGCACAGTATATAATAAAATAATAAAATTTCAATGTAATAATGATATTAACATTAAAAAAGACATTAGTTCATTTGAAAAATCAGTGTTTGAATTTATTTCACAATTTGATTTGACTATATACCAAAACAGGCGTGATATCATTGCTCCCTTTGAATTGGATTTGTTTATACCAAGTATGAATATTGCAATTGAATGTAATGGTGATTATTGGCACAGTGATATATACAAGGACAAAAATTATCACTTTAAAAAGTGGAAATATTGTCATGACCTGGGGATTAGATTAATATCTATTTCAGAATCTGAATGGAAAAACAAAACTGCTATATACAAAGGAATGCTACAAGTTGCATTACAACAAGTTACAAATAAGGCGGGTGCGCGACAAACCACAGTGTGTGTTATAAATTCACCATTAGCAAAAAAGTTTTTAAATGACAATCATTTACAAGGGTTTGCGCAAGGTAATAAACATTTTGGTGCATATTTAAATGGTGAGTTGGTGGGGGTTATGACGTTTGGATGGACACGGGGATCAATAAAATCAAGGCGGTTCGAATTGAAACGCTGGGCATGTAGGAACGATATAATAATTACTGGAATGTTTAGTAAATTATTTAAGTTTTCACAAACAATACTGGGATTCACAGAAGTTATTTCATTTTCAGATAATCGTTGGTTTACTGGTGGACTTTATTCCAGTAATAATTTTACAAATATTGCTGTTTGTAAGCCTAATTATCAATATTACTATAACAACATATTGTATCATAAACAGCAATTTATGAAATCAAACATAATTAAAAAATTTCCAGAGATGACAGAAGCTATCGCCAATGGTATGACTGAATCACAAGCCGTCAAAGAATTGGGAATTCTTAAAATTTGGGATTGTGGCAAGACTGAATGGAAATGGGTAGCATGAAACCCATACAAGCAACGGGATGTATATTGCTTAGTCAAGATACTAAACGCATACTCTTGCAATTACGTCGGCCCGACCGCAAGAGCAAAAATTATTGGGGATTTTGGGGTGGTAGTAATGAAGTTGGTGAACTGCCAGTTCAAACTATTGAGCGTGAACTTCAGGAAGAGCTGGGCTTTCTACCCAACATTGTCAAATTTTACCCACTACATAAAATGGTAAGTGATGATGATTCATTTGAATATGATACCTTTCTCGCCACTGTAACCAAAGAATTTGTACCAGTGATAAATGACGAAAGTGAAGGATATGCATGGGTAAACTATGACCGTTATCCTGTACCACTACATCCTGGTGCCAAACTTGTGCTTCAAAATCCACGTATTATGAGCAAGATTAAAACTATCGTGGATCAAATTGAGTAAAGTATTGTAAATGGTACACGATTATAAATCTATCAGTAATGTATTGACTACTGAAAATATACCAAGTTTAAATATTGATAACTGTCAGCATTCAATCACATAACCAGCATCCTTCATGCGCTTGGCTGCGTCGGTCATGGCTCAATCGCCATGGCTTTGGTGAACATTGCACCCACGGGGAGACTTGCGACGGCGTAGAGTTTGCCGTCTGCGTCCTACCAGTTGAGCGCGGTGTTGCCTAGATAAACCTTGCTTAGTGTGGTTACGCCGAGTTTTGATGCCATTTTATACGTCCGTTATTATGTAAAAGGTTGCAGAGTTTGGTGTGACTATCGCATCGTATTCTGCTTGGGTCAGGCTCATGATGTTTACAACCGCGTCTGCGCCCGTTACACCAGTTACATCGCTCTCAACCATGAGGTCGATATCAGCGGGCTGTGTTGCAGTATCTGCCAAACCGCCCTGTGCGGCAGTGGCATAATCAGCTGAGTCGAAAGATTTGACCGCAGCAAGATTGGTCACTTCGCTATCCATGACGGCGCCTGCGGCGGTTACGTTGGCAGCATCTGTTACGTCTGCCAGGGCTTCAACGCCACCCAGTTTGGTAGCTTGAGCAGTAGTGAAACTGGCAGTGGTGTTGGTAAGAACGGCATCAAGTGGTTGACCATTAGTAATACCATAACCAGCTAGTGTTATTGGCGTAGCCGTAATTGTTGACCAGGCCTGATCGTGCGCGGCTGGAGCGAATGAGGCCGGTGTGTTGACTAAGTCTGTATAATCACCCGACGTGGCTACTGTCGCCAAATCACCCGGTTGTGTTGCGCTATCTGCAGCGGTGCCTTGCACGGCTGTTGCATAATTGGCCGGATCAAAAGATTTTACGTCAGCGAGGTTGGTAACCTCACTATCCATAACGGCGCCCGCCGCCTCAACATTAACAGCATCTGTTACATCTGCCAGAGCCTCTATGCCACCTAGTTTGGTTTCCTGGGCAGTTGTAAAACTGGCTGTTGTATTAGTCAAGACTGGATCAAGTGGTTGGCCAGATACAACTTGTATTGCTTGAAGATCAAATAGGACTTGTTGTGCATTCTTAACAACATCACCCAGTCGTGTCGTCACAGTCCCGGGCAATTCATTACCATTAGCTGTACCTGGCGCATCATTTACAATTTTTCCCAGCACAAGTGAATCAGCTTGTAAACGTGTTAGTATGGTGTTTAATTGATTAAGATCGATACTCATTACGTTACTGCTCCAATTTCACCAACTGCATACCAAGTGTCAGCCCCAACTTTATATAGTCGTACTTCACGCCATCTTGCAGTAATATCGCCACTGCCACTTACTATGCCGTTAATTGTAACCCCGCCTGCCGCAGCACTTCCTTGAATTGATGTAGTACCAGCACCAATTTGTATGACGCGAATTTCTGTTCCAATTGGTAGGGCCACTGTGGCATTAATGGGAATAGTCAATGTGTTTGCTGATGCATTATTCATTGTGATAATACGGCCACGGTCAGTTAATACACTAGTATAAGCTGTACCAGTCTGTGGATTAAAAGCCCAGTTCCCTTTGACTTCACCAGTGGCATCAATTATGCCACTTGCTTCAAGTGTGCTGCCATCCCATGTGAGTCCGCTAGCACCCTCAATTTGACCATCTCCGGCCCAATATGCAATTTCTGTATTTGCAGTGGTATTTAATTTTTTAATGTCTGTGCCTTGAATAACATAATATGTATTTGTTACGCCTGCATACATAACGATGG